CTCCCACTTGTCTAAGATAGGAGACAACTCCACTCATCAAGCCAAAGAATATTAAACTCTCTAACTCAAAAGTGTAGCCATTCCCCATCGAAGAGAACTTCTCAAGATCGAGAAGAACACCCTCGCACTCAACTGTCCCAGTCCTGCATTCCGCAAGACGGTTAGCCCATTGTAAGGGCAACAGCTGATAAACGAGTCCGATGGATACCGTGTCACTAGCACTCTTCAGATCGATCGTAGCAAGGGTTCCCCTACTACTACCAACCTGAGCCAGTTCTTGGTTCCTCGTTTGGTCAAACAGATCAACTCCGAACTTACGCAACCTTCTCTTAATAACCGATCCGATCCCCTTTTGGTAAAGGGAATTGAGGACCGGCTCTATACAGATAGGCCTATCAGTTTTGGAGTTTTTTGGCACGAAGTGAAGTTTACCAACTGAGACGTCCACCGGGACTGTCGTATATGTCGAACCATCAAGGTCCGAATACGATTCCCCTACGGCGGTTGTCCACAAGGGCAACTCTGCTAGAAGCAGCCCCACAGTCGGCAAGAGCTCTTCGCTACACGCCATCCTGGTAGATAGTTTACGCCTAGCGTTGGCTACCTGCCCTTTGACGTTAGTCGTCGCTCCGGGTCCAAAGAAGAAATCCAATTCGCTGAGATCCGGCAACTCACCCAAAACCTCCGAGATTTTTACGACAGCGTAGTGTAATACTGCGCTTACGTCCCTTTCGGAACAAGGAGATTCTAGGCGAATATTCGTCTCTCTGCATTTCTCCTCAGCAGAAATGAAGGCTTCAATAGCCGTCCTTTTCCTGTCGTACCCAAGATCGAGAAACTCCTGTTTTTCAACAAGAGCCACGATCTGGCGGGCATAACAGTAATCAGAATAGCTGTTGCCTTTTTCGTAATCGAATTTATACTCGACTACGTCTCGGTAGAGACCATCCTGCATAAGCAAATTTAACTGCTCACACAAGGGCCCCTTGCCAAGAACTGCAAGAACCTGAGACATTTGCCTCATAAACAGCAAGTGCTGCTCAATCGGCTTAGTGCGTATCCAAGACATGTCGCCTCCTTATGGCGTTATGAGTGGGGAGTAAAACCCCGAACTTGGTCTGGCGAGCGTCCTAGTTAGGGACGACAACCTGGGTGAAGAATTGGGTAACGGGGAGAACGGAGTTCTTCCACGCGTCGCCCGCAGCCGTATTGGCAAGGATGCCAGTAGCGGTAGTGGACGATGCACCCTGCATCACCCCGGCCATCATCTTGAAGGCATTCGCCCTATCGGCAATCGTGCTACGCG